AGTGGCTGCCAGATGCTAAGAAAAGGCTTCAATGGTAAATATTGTTATGAAAGATTAAGGGTGATTGGGCAAGATAAATATAAGGATGTGCCTGAGAAGAACGAATTTTCACATGTTCATGATGCTAAGCAGTACGCTGATATGTACTTTGCGGGGAATGTGCAGAGCGAAAGTCAAGGTAAAACAGGCGGTTATCGGAGTAGCAAAAATATGAGCTGGATGGGGTGAAATTTATTTTGCAATGTTAAGGTTAGGTTAAGGTCTTTTCTGTATAATTGAGATTCAATATTTTAAACAATTAATTATATTTATGAGGTAAATAGCATGGCTACAAATCCAAACAACTTAACTCCTAAAATGAAACAGCTTATTGCAAAGGTTAAAGCCGGTGAGCTAAACGAAGAACAACTTCGGTCCCGTTGGGCCGACATTGAGTCGTCTTATACCAATTCGTCTACCAGTAGTTCGTCATCTGGTCCATCGATCGGTTCATACGGCAGTTCTAGCTGGCATGGCGTGGTAGACCTAAGACCAAATGACTCTAGCTCAAGCAGTCCGTCTGCAAGCTCTAGTTCTTCTAGCGCCCCAGAAACACGACGTAGTAGCGATAGCGATGACGATAAATCAGGCGAAGAAAAAAATACCCCGTCAGCAGCATCACTTGCTGGCTCTATGTCGAGTCATAGTGGCCCGTTTAAATCTTCGCAGGCGGCTCCTGAACCAACCCCTACTCTAAGGGAAATTTCTCAATGGACACGAACGACATTTCAAGGTTCCAATAAGTAAATATTAAGATATGATGCACAAAAGTGGTGGAGCTTGACATCCCCACCAAACCTTATACATTATCCTGTCACTACAAACCGTAGCACTCAACAAGCCCAACTTTGGTTGGGTTTTGTTTATGTGCTAAATTAATCTTAGCTGGATGGGTTAAGCTTATCTTAAGCCTTTAATATTTTATTGAATAGAAGTGTCCTATACTATATCTTACAAAGAACAAACGACTAAATAGCGGAGGTGATATTATGGCTTCAAATGAAGAAGAAGTTAATAAGAGGTTACTAAAGGCTGCTGAGCGCTGTAATACAATAGAAATGAACGAAGCGCTAAAAGCTGGTGCTGAGATTAACTATCAAGATAAAGAGACCGGTAACACCGCGCTGCATAAGATTCTCAATAATGACACATATTCCATGCTAGGGGTAAGACCTTCACTAGAGAATCAAAGAGATGCCGTAGCATTATTGATTGTGGAAGGTGCTAATCCGGATATTGTAGATATGTACAACAAACCTCCCTCTGCTTATACAGCGGACGATGAAATACATGAACTACTCAATCCTGTTGCTGTTGGGTTGGATATAAAAGGGGACCCTGCTCCCGAGGATGGATCTGGTGGCCCTAAAATGGGTGGACCCTAGAATAGTTGAGAGTTGATAATAACCTACAACAAGCCCAACTTCGGTTGGGTTTTGTTTATGTTTCAAATTAATATCTTAGTAGACTAAAACTAATAGACGTAGAACACCAAAACTTTTTTCAGTAATTCCCTTGACAGGAAAACTGAGAAGCTCATAATATCACTTGACGGTACACAATCGTCAGTGATGGAGCCTGCTCATGGTGAGTAGGCGCAGAAGGCAAGTGCATCAAACACTTAACCTCCTGCTAACCACAACAATCTAAATCTTAAGGAGATTGTAATGGCTTTGGAAATAGTAACTTACCCCAATGCGTTCGCACAAGGGCAAAATAAAGATTCTCATTTATCGACCCCAACATCTTGTGTGCATATTGAACAAATGTGCAAACCTGTAGACATTAGTAGTGAAAAGTTTGAGCAATACTATGCTGCTTATTGCTATGAGTTGTTTACAAGAGAGCGGGATGGATAGAAATCCAACATATTGAATAACCAATAACTTTGTAACCTTCTTAGTTGCGGGTAACACTGTTGCGTGTGGCAGACTCTCGCCTGCCCGACGATATGATGATGTTGCGGTTTTACCTTCCTTGGTCTTCATGACTCATGTCACCAGCAGCCTTGTTATCTCCGACTTCGATGGTGAAGTTTGGGAGTTACGATGGCAATAATGTTTTGGATCATAATCATGTGCGGAAAGCCGCTTCTGTCCCAACTCAGAAGCACCTTCTCGTCAAGGGTCCCTAGGAGAAAACAGTTGATAATAATTCTTATGTTACTTTTTCTCTGCGAGTATGGGAGCTTGTTCGTCCGGTAAGTTACTTGTCCTGATAGCCTGTGGTGCTGTCACTTTTGCCGGTCTGGGGGAAACCTTGGGCCGGTTTTTTTTCGACGATAATAATTGATTTATGATGCCGAGATGGTATGTATTTTGCGGGGAATATTCAAAGAGAAAATTAAGTCAAAACAATATGCTATAAAAATAACAGTTAGATGGGCTGAAATTGATTTTGTAGCGTTAAGGTTGGGGTAAGGGTGGTTGTGTATATGTATGCTATATATTAATAGTTGAAATGCAACAATGAGGAGAAAAGTCATGGCTGCAGATCCAGAAGAAGAATCGGCAAGGGTAAGAAAAGAGTTAAGTAGTTTAATAGATAAGTTTGGTGAGCATATACAGCAGTATGCGAAAAAAGGAATGACCCCGACAAAGCCTACCAGTCTTCTTGGTGGGGAAGGTGAAAAACCAGACGAAATTGAGCGTTTTGAGAATGCTTTAGTAGGGAGGGATGAGCAATATCCAGGAATGACTATTGCGCGGATAATTGATATCGCAACGAAAGAATTAGATAAGCATAAAGATTCGGAGGGTAACCACGAAAGGCCTAAAAGAAGAGACCAGGGTCTTCACGATTCATATGTAAAGTTGGCAGAATTAAAACTTAGTGACTTTTATAATGAGAATAAGAATCCTGATGCCTTGATAAAGGCTTTCGAAGAAACATTCAATCCACAAGGAATGGGTGTTAAATTTTCAGGGGGAAAGTAAAGAAAAGGAAAACAAATCCAGCAATGGTGGGTCACCAAGGCCAGGCGGTAAGGTAAAGGAGGAGGATGCTCTTGACATCTCCACCAAAGCTTGTACAATAATCTTGTCGTTACGCTTCAGACACGTAACAACTGAATGACTTACCCAGCTTCTGCTGGGTAAGAGACTTAAACCAAACAAGGCAACAATGAATATTTGACATTTCCTCACCTAGGAAACCCCCGCAGGAATCGCGACAACTTAATTTCACCTCTTAGTGCACACTCTCGCACTGACTTATCGTTTGTGAATATAACCCAGGAACACTTATCCCCAGATGGCTGAATCTTCCACTAGGAAGACTGCGATTCAGGAGAGTTCAGAGTTATTATCACAAGCGCAACAAGATATCACTAGCTACTATGGAGATAATATCGCCCGTGGCAGAGAGCTAACAAGATTCGTCTATGGTGACCAATGGACTGAAGAAGACCGTAACAGTCGCAACGAGAAACAAAAAGCCACTTTAACCTTCAATAAACTCAATGCCATCGTCAGAGCCGTTATCGGTGAGCAACGAGATAAAACTCCAGACTTAGAGGTAAGAGCCGTAAGTAGCTATGTCAATCAACAAGATGTAGACCTACGCTCTGGCCTTATTCGTCAAATCAGTTATGACTCTAAAGCCAATATTGCCTACCAGACTGCCTTTGAATGTGCATTAGTTAAAGGTTGGGGTGCAATTCGCATTAGCCATGACTATGAGTCAGACCAATCTCTGAATCAAATCCTCAAGATAGAAAGGATAAAAGACCCCACAACAGTCTTCTTCGACCCTTCAGCCCAATTACCCGATAAGAGCGATGGGGATTTCGTCGGACTGTATCAAACCATGTCCCACAAAGAATTTGAACGGCTCTATCCTGATGCTGAGAGTGATTTCACTTTCGAAGGTACAGATGTTGATACACCTTTTAGCTGGGGCGATGATGATAATGTCACTGTGTGCGAGTATTACTGCAAAGAATATTCTAATCAAACCATCGTACAACTCTCTGATGGTCAAACAATGACACAAGAAGAAGCACAAGACTATCTTAAATCATTCAAGCAATCCCAATCACAAACCCCCTACGACAATTACCAATCCATCCCTGAAATCATCAACCAAAGAGAATCAACAAAGACTACCATCAAACACTACAAGTTGATGCAAAATGAAGTGTTAGAAGAAGCAGACTATCCTGGTAAATACTTCCCCCTCATCTTCGTCGATGGTAATAGCGTTTTCTATGAAGGCGAAGAGTTCTGCCAACCCTATGTTGCTCATGCGACTGACTCTCAAAAGTTAATCAACTTCTGCGGCAGTGAGATTGCCGATAATCTACTATCAGCCTGAAAGCCTGTGTTCCTAGCCTCACCAGAGAAAACCGCAGGCCATGAAGAGATGTATCGTGATGTGACCAGAGAAGATGGCATTCGCTATACTCGTTGGGCGGTGATCAGAAACACTTATCCTGAGTTAAAATCAACCACTATTGCCACTTGGCAAAGTTGGTTCAATGAAGATTACTTCGGTCGCATTAATTGGGGTACACCGATTAAACATCACCTGCAATTTGATGACGTGGATTGTGAAGTATTGTTTCTCGCCTTAGACAAAGAAAGAGATATCAAAAAATTGCTGTCGTTAGAGATAACAGGTATTTATTTTAATGAGCTACGGGAATTACCACGAACTATTGTTAATCGCGCTTTAGAACGTTGTGGTCGCTATCCCGATGAACGTTTAGGCGGCCCCAGCTTCTATGGAGTTATTGCCGATACCAACCCACCAGACGATGACCACTGGATATACAATGTGTTTGAAGTGGAAAGACCTAAGGGGGTTAAGCTCTACAGACAACCACCAGGCTTAATCAAAGAAGACAATCATTGGATAACCAACCCCAAGGCAGAGAACATTGAGAACTTACCTCAAGACTATTACCTCAACATGGTCAATGTGAACAGTCCAGAAGAACTCAAAGTCTATGCCCTAGGAGAATATGGTACCACCAAAGCAGGCAAGCCAGTTTATTCTCAATACAACGATAGATTACATTACACAGACAGCCCTATCGAAATCTTAGATGATGAAATCGTCATGGGCATGGATTTTGGATTAACACCAGCCTGTGTGTTTCAGCAGATGACTAAGCGAGGACAGCTGAGAACGATTCACGAACTCATTGGCGAAGATATCGATGTTAGGTCCTTTGCTAATGATGTAATAAAACCGTTCATACAAAAACACTACCGAGGATTACCATTTAAAGGCTTTGGCGACCCATCAGGTACAGCCAGGAAAGATACTGATGCCAGTAATTGCATTCATATCGTCAGACAGCCCGCATACCCATAGTGCCGGCTTATTCTAATAGCGTCACCAAGCGCTTAGATGCTACTAGACAATTCCTCACAAAGCTTATCGACGGCGACCCCCCTATCAAATCTCTAGTGACTGCCAGATGCTAAGAAAGGGCTTTAATGGCAAATATTGCTATGAAAGATTAAGAGTGATTGGGCAGGATAAATATAAAGATATCCCCGAGAAGAATGAATTTTCCCATGTTCATGATGCAAAACAATACTCGGACATGTATTTTGTTGGAACTACGCAAAGGGAAAATCAAGGCAAAACAAATGGTTATCGGAGCAGAAGTCAAAGCTGGATGGGGTGAAATTAATTTTGTGGCGTTAAGATTGGGTTAAGGCATTTCTGATATTATTCCATCTATACTTAATATTAATGTAACCATTCAGCTTGAAAGGTCTGAATTTACCTTTTCTTGAATAAAACTCGGTAGCCTATCGTTAAAAATCATCTCCAAAGCGTCATATCCTGATATTCCATTTTTCTTGCACGTTGATAAGTATGAGCGAACGATGCTAAA